CGCCAAAGAGTTCGAGTATCGCAAGGCTCTGCTGGCAGCCGGCGACATGCAGACCGTGCGCGAGGTTGGCGACTCCGTTACCGACTACCTCGCTTTCGCATACGACGACCTGCACGACCTCGTGCTCGGCAAGGTCACGTTCGAGCAGATCCGCGACAAGGTGATGCAGAACGAGGCGGAGGTAGTCGCGATTCAGCAGGTCGAGGCGATGGAGCAGCGCCGCAAGGAATCCGAGCAGCAGGCGCGCATCGAGCAGCGCGTGTGGGAGCACTTCTACCTGTCGGGGCACGCATAACCGAATAGGAGCGCCGCGCCCCTCACAACGCGCGGCTTGCCCTGCACTCGGGTCAGCAAATAGAGGGAGTGGGATCTCGAATGCCCTGGCAGCCTGGAACAGACAGGCACCACAGGCATGGGGATAGCCCAATACAGCGCCTCGGACGCGAGGCCAGGCAGAGGCAGGGGTAGCACCCCGACAGTCTCGGTTCGAATCCGAGTCCCCATACCTGTGGTGGTCGCATGACTGGATCCGGGCGGCTAGTACCCGACCCCGTTCAAAGGACAAGCGATAGCTGATGCAGTACGTAGCGGTGAAGGTAGCCCGACCACCACACCCGAACAACAACCGCCGGCGGCGCCGGCCAGAACGAGGAGCAGGGATGAAGCGCGACGTCATAACGCTTGTCGAAGCAGGAACAGCGACACGATCGGGATGCCACAACTGCGTTCACAGGTACGGGCACTCGCGGGAGTTTTGGAAGTGCTCTCGCGTAGGGACGTACACGGAGATCGAAATGAAGTTCGGCGGCAAATGCAACGTCGGCGGCGATCTGCTTCTGTGGGCGTCGCGCAAGGGATTATTTCAAAAGCTGTTCCACCTCTTTGTGCGAGGTGAGAAATGATCGCCGCCCGCATCGCTCGCCGCAGCCTGATAGACCGCCTGTTCCTGGACGGGATGGAGTTCACCGATGCGCATCCGTCGTTCGGGATGATTGGAGCTGCGCTGACCATCTTGTTGGGCCTCGTGCTCGAGAAAGCATGGCCATGATCCGCAACATAGCCCAAGCCCTGATCCTCGTCGTCCTATTCCTGTTCATCCTGGCGGAAGTGCAGGAGCTGGACGACAGAAACCAAACCGCAATTTGGAGCCCGCAGTAACCCGGGCCAGAACTTCAGCAGTAAAACCCGCGCCGGCATAGTCCCGGCAGAAAGGAATCAAGATGTCCAACGCACTCGTAGTCCAACAGGCGTCGAAGCTGGCCGGCCTGTTCAACATTCCGGAGACGGGCGATCTCGTCAACGTGCTCAAGGCGACTGCCTTCAAGGGGCAGGTCTCCGACGCTCAGATGTCCGCGCTGCTGATCGTAGCGAACCAGTACCGCCTCAACCCGTGGACGAAGGAGATCTACGCGTTCCCGGACAAGAACAACGGTATCGTGCCAGTCGTCGGCGTCGACGGCTGGGCCCGCATCATCAACGAGAACCCGATGTTCGACGGCATGGACTTCGCCCAGGACGACGAGTCGTGCACGTGCATCATCTTCCGCAAGGACCGTTCGCACCCGATCAAGGTCACGGAGTACCTGAGCGAGTGCAAGCGCGGCACGCAGCCGTGGCAGTCGCACCCCAAGCGGATGCTGCGCCACAAGGCGATGATTCAGTGCGCGCGCCTCGCGTTCGGCTACGTGGGCATCTTCGATCAGGACGAGGCCGAGCGCATCGCGGAAGTGGACATCAACGCGCGGCCAGCCCGCCAGAGCGCGGCCGCGGTGGCAGAGCAAGCGATGACCATCGAATTCACGGAAGCCGACGCGATGCTTCTCGCCGATTTGGAAGCCGTCGCAGACACCGGCATCGAAGCGCTTGAGCAGGCATGGGGGCGACTGACGAAGGACCAGCGCCGCACCCTTGCGTCGAAGCTGGGCGACCTCAAGAAACGCGCCGAAAACGTCATCGATATGGGAGCTTCCAATGATTGAGCGTCAATCCAACCAGGGCGGCGCCGACTGGCTTCGCGACCGCGCCGGGCACGCGACGGCATCGTGCTTCGCTGACATCCTGGCCACAGGCCGAAACGGCCAGCCGCTGAAGGCGCGCGAGGATTACTTGATGCGCCTAGTCGTCGAACGTATCACCGGTGAGCCGGTCGTGACCCCGGCCAGCTTTGCAATGCAGTGGGGCACCGAGGCCGAGCCGTATGCCCGCGCAGCCTACGAGGAAGAGACGGGCGCCATCGTGCGTGAGGTCGGCTTCAAGAAGCACCCGACGCATGCATGGCTCGGCGCGTCGTCGGACGGCCTTGTTGGCGACAAGGGGGCGATCGAGATTAAGTGCCCGCACAACAGTGCGATCCACCTGCTCACGTGGGAAACCGGCATGCCCGAGCATCACACGGCTCAAGTTCAAGGCCAGATGTGGGTGCTGGGCCTGGAATGGGTCGACTTCTGCTCGTACGACCCTCGCATGCAAACGGGCGCCGAGCACTTGAAGCTGTACCGCGAGCGGATCATGCGCGACGACGCGTATATCGCGCAGTTGGAAAAGGACGTGCTGGCGTTCCTGGCTCTCGTGCAAGCCAAGGTCGATTTGTTCATGGCCTTCAAGGATGCGGCATGAATCTTGATGCCGAATTCAGCATCTTTAAGGCGCTGGACTTCATCCGTGACAACGCGCCCAAATACGCCAAGGCAAAGTCTGAGCGCGTCTACCTGGAGGAGTTTCGCAAGTCGAAGAAAGCGATGCTCATGCAGGAAGCCGAGATCAACGGCCACAAGTCAGCGGTGGCCCAGGAGCGCGAAGCATACGCCCATAAGAACTACATGGCACTCCTGGACGGTCTGAGAGTGGCGGTCGAGCAGGAAGAATCCTTGCGCTGGATGATCGTCGCAGCACAAGCAAAGATCGAAGTATGGCGGACCATCGAAGCGAACCGCCGTGCCGAAGCGAAGACCCTATAACAACGAGGACAAGATGAGCAACCGAGTAATCAACGAGACGCGCACCAAACTGCTGATTGCATTGGCCGAGGCCGGCCGCGCTGCACTTGAGTTCGATCCGCTGTCGGCGAGTGCATTAGCAGCCATCGCGAACACCGATAAATACGTCGCTGCCGGCACGCTGCGCGGCATCCTATCGATGGCAGGGAAGGTGATGGATGAATCCGCGCCAGCAGTTCCGGCACCATCCCAGGTGCCGGCCGAGCTGAGCGACGAGCGGATCGTTGATTTAATGCTTGCGGCAGACGAAAGAGCCTTCAGCGTGCCTGTTGGCGTGCTCGTACGCGGCGCCCGCGCGATCGAGCGCGAACTCCGCGCCGGTAGCTCCGATGTTCGAGACCAGGAGCCGTGGATCAGTGTCGAGCAGTGCTTGCCAAAGAAAGAGTGCCTGGCAGTCTACGTAACCCCGAACGGCAAGCAACGGATAATCCGTGCGAAATATGCGAGCCGGTTCCAGATCGAGGCCGAAGGCGACGACTGCGAGACCGAATACAACGACGAAGACGACACCTTCTACATCAAGGCGGGCTGGCTGGAGTGCATCGACAACTGGGGCGAATATTCCAGCTGCTATGTCACCGAAGGCACTGTCACGCACTGGATGTCTCTTCCCGCAGCCCCGGCCGCCAGCAAGGAAGGGGGAGAGCATGTCTGAGCCACTTACGCGCGAACAAGCCATCGCCTTCCACGACAGTAAAGCCTACGAGACTATGTCTCTCCGCGACCGTGCGATTTTCCAGATCAATCAGCCGCTGCTTTGCATTCCGTTCGACGTATTCCACGAAGCTATCGAGAAGAGCCTGGGACGTCCGGTCTTCACACACGAGTTTGTCAACGCTGACGCCCTGCGCAAGGAGCTAATGGGCGAGCAACCTGCGCCGACTCTCGCCGAAATTCTGTCGATGATACCTACCGATAAGCTCATCGTGATTGGTCTGGCTGAGGCCGCCAGCAATGAGAATGGCCAACGTGGGAGCGAAGCAACTAACGTGAAAGGAAGCGAAGCATGAACAAGATCCAGATCGAATACAGCAGCGAACGTCATCTTGCTCTCATCGCAGACCTCGATGCTGGTGTTCCGGTTGCCGACCTCGTCTCGAAGCATAAGCTGACTGACAAGACCATCTCACGAATCAGGCGTCATGTCGCACAGTTCAAGACGTTCGCGATCGTGCTGACCGATGGGATTACGAGCATGAAGGTAGCCGAGGTCACGACTCGCAAAGACTTCCGCCACGCCTGCCGCCATGTTGTGCGCCGCTACAGCGGATCTTTCAACCGCCTGGAACTGCCGCAATGGTTTCTCGTTGCTGGGAGCGATCGCGTAAAGCTCGTCGATTTGCGCGCCGAAATGCAAGGATAAGGACTGAACGATGACTAACACCACCCACACCGCGGCTCACCCTGCACCGGCAGGAATAGACCTGGACGAACTCCCACGCTACAACGTTCGCGTCGAGCGCCCTACGATGGACCGCGCTGACCGCGACGGCGAATGGATCAAATTGGATGACTTGCGCGCCGCCCTCACTCGCAAGGCTGCACGGGATGTACCTGCAGCGGATGAGCGGCAAGCGTTTGAAGCGTGGGCGCGACGCGTCGGCTACGAGGTGGACACATTCAAGGCCGAAGGCGAGTGGACCTATTCAGCGACCTTCGCAAACGTTGCCTGGGAAGCGTGGCAAGCACGCGCCTCTATCGCCCACCCTATCGGACAGGTATCGCCCGCTATCGACCAGCCCGAATGCGGCATTTGCAACGACAGCGGCATCGTCGGCTTCCCGCCTGACCAGTACGAGGACTGCCCGGATTGCGCAAAAGCGCGCGCCGCTGCCGGCGAGTCTCCCGCGCCTGTGTGCCATGCGCCGGCCGACGAGGAAATCAGCGGAGCGGAAATGCACGATGTCGTGCACCAGCTGCGCGAGTACGCCAGCAACCCCGGCTACAGCCACAACGACTACGCCGACACGATGCGTCAGGCCGCAAACTGCATCGAGTTGCTGCGCGCGAGGTTCTGGAACTATGCCGGGCTTTCGCAATTCGCGAACGGCGAAGATGCCGCACCCGAGGCGGCGCATGCACAGAAGGATGCAGTGCCGGCCGAGCCCTTCGTCGTGCTGACCAAGGCTGAATGCGACATTGCACTGCGCTGGCTCGACGTTACGCGCCTGTATGCCTTCGTGGAATCTGAGGACGATGAACTGGCTGAAAAGCTGAATCTGCCTGCCGCTATCTCGCCTTCCGACGAGAAGGGGAAAGCTGACTATGCCAGTGCGGGCGGCCTTCTGACCATCGACAGCGCACCGAAGGACGGCACTGAAGTAATCGGCTTCGACGGTCGGCGACACTTCCAGATGCGGTGGGTTGCGTATCGTGGCAGCGCAGAACCTTGCTGGCACGATCTGTCGGCAAACCGATGGGCGACGCCAACGCACTGGATGCCGCTCCCGACAATCATTGCCACCGACAGCATGCCCGCCACCAGCGCGGCAGACGCAAAGGATGCGCTACGCGCCACCATTGAAGCATTACCCATAGTGCATCACTTGTCTGGCGACGAGGTGCTGTATCGCGCCGACGTTCTCGCGGCAATGGCGGCAAGCCGCACTGGTGGCTCGGGAGGCCAGCATGCCTAAGCGCC